CGCGCACTCCGAAGCTGAGCAGATCCTCCGCCATACGCTCAGACACCATGGAGGCCTCGTCCAGGATGATCAGCGGAGCGTCAGACACAGCGCTCTCCTCCTTAAGCACGAACTGAGGTCCGCTGTTCTGCCGCGCCTCCTCCAGCGAACGGCGCACCGCCTGCAGCCGCTTCGCCAGGCCCAGGCTCTTGTCCTCCACGCGCTCCAGCAGGGCCAGCTCAGCCTCCAGCTCCCGCACGCGCTGCTTGCCGTCTCCGGCGGGCGTGTAGATCAGGGAGTGGATCGTGGTGGCCCCGGGCAGGCCCTTCTTGGCGATGACCGACGCGGCCTTGCCTGTGTAGGCGCAGGGCAGCGCCCGGCCGTCAACCATGGCGTTGACCTCCTTCGCCAGGGTGCTCTTGCCTGTGCCTGCGTAGCCGCCCAGGCGATAGACCTGGTTGTGCACGGTAGCCGGTTCGCGCAGCCACCGCGCGATGCTACTCAGCGCTGTCTCCTGCTGCGGGGACCATTGAACACTCACGCGGTTCTCCTCTGATTCTAGTGAAAGGTGCTGCCCCGGCGAGCCACTCAGGGCAAGGATGGCTCAGCCGGGGCAGCGAGCGCAGCGGGCTGTTGGGCCGGTCACCTGCTGCGCCCATTCGATGAGGGTAAGCCCTGGGTCTTCCCCCTAGCATCGGGGGAGAGGACAGGAGGGGTATCAGGCCCAGGGCCTCAAGCGCGGTTGGGCGCCGCGCCTGTTCGGTTGGATCAGTAAGGCGCGTCCTCCGCGCCGGTGTCGCCCTTCGCGGGGGAGCGGTCCATTCCGCCGCTGCCCTCGCCCTCTCCACGTCCGCCGCCCAGATCGGCCTGCTTGCGGCCCTCGTTGACGTCCGCGCAGAGCGCCTTGCCCATCTGATACAGCTCGCTGTTTGGCGCCAGGCGCGCGTCCAGGATGGTCTCGCCGTCGAACTTCGTGGTCAGCGTGGTCCACTTGCCCTTGGCGTTCTCGGCTGCCAGGGCGGTGACGCGGTAGCGGTGGGAGAACAGCGGAACCTTGCTGATCTTGCGGCCGTCCGGCAGGGCGATGACGATGGACCTGGCCTTGTACATCCAGTCCTTGTACGCCTTGATGCGCGTGGAGGAGAAAGCCATGACCACGGGGAACCCGTTGCCTACCTCGTCCACCTGGATGCCGTAAATGTAGAAGGTCTCGATGAGGTCATTGCCGTTGGTGGGGTGCGTGTACTTGCCCAACGGCTGCTCGGCCCGAACCTTCTGGATCAAGGGTGCGCTGAGCTCGTGAGTCTGCACGATGCCGCCACCCTTCTCGCGGGGGACCCATTCCACCACCACGTGCTGCGTGACGCAGGGAACGAAGGCGAAGCCCTCCCTGCCGCTGAACACCTCGCCCGTCGCTCGATTGATGAACTGGCCCGGGCGCAGTCCGTCCTCCCCTTCGCATTCCGGCGAGTTGGACTGCAGGATCTCGATGAAGGGGACAGAGACGTCCTCGCTTGTCTGCCCCTCGAAGCCGGCGCCCCGGTCCTCCTCGTAACCGGCGTACATCGCCAGCTCGTTCTTCTGCTCTTCGGTCAGGGCGAGTTCCTTGCCCTCGGTCTTCGGCTTAGTGGCCATTGGTACTTCCTTTAGAAGTGAGGCGGTCGCCTTAACGTGCACCGGCTCATACGCACGGCCCCCTGTGACCCGGGGGCGGGGTGTCTCTAGCGCTTGGCTTCCTTGACCTTGACACCAGCCTGCACATGCGCGCCAAGCAGCTCCAGCGGGACGTCCACGCCCGCGGCCATGAGCTCCTTGATGGTAGCGGCCAGGGTCTGGGGGTGCACACTGAGCTTGTCGGATGGCACAAAGCCAGCCTCCAGGATCAACGCCAACGCGCGGTCAGCCTTCTCGTCCTCGTCCTTGCCGAATTGCAGGCGAAGATCATGCTTAATGATCGCTGACTGCTTGTGGTCCACCAGCCAGGCGATGGCGGCGGAGAGATTGGGCGCAGGGATGCTGGCGCGCAGCGTCTCGGTCAGCTCGACGTCATAGCCGTCGCTGGTGCGTAGGCGCTCCTGTCCGGCCTCCCGCATCATCTCTGGCAATGTGTAGTCCACCAGCGTGCGCTCGCGCTTCTGGAAGGCCTTGAGCACCTCCTCCGCCTGCACGATGTCCTCCCTCAGCTGACGCAGCTCTCGCACGGTGTGCGTGATCTGACTCAGGATGTTGCCCGGCTCGATGCTCTCAGCAGCGTCTGCAGCGTAGGCAGAGTAGTCGACCTGCTCCGCCGGGGGCGGGGTCTCGCTGACGAACTGATGCCCGTTGAGCGGGGTCTCGCTGACGTAAGGCCCGATGTCCTTCGCGCCGCGGTTCTTGACATTGTGGTACGCACACATCTCGCACATGCGGTAGTCTCCGTCACTGTGCTGAATCATCCGCACCGCAGGACGGTTGCAGGGGATGTAGTACTCCCCGGACTTCGGTGACGCCTCCTCACACCCGCCTGGCTTCGCCTTCAATTCCATGATCGTCTTCCTCAGTTTCTGGGATTCTTCCCCCGGCCAGAAGTCTAGCCCGCTATGACCTAGGCATCAAGGTCATTTAACTTGACTGACACCGGAAGATATTTGCCCTGAACTCGGTCCCACTGCAGCAGGTTCAGCTCCGTCAGGCGATCCGTGACTGCCGAGCAAACCAGGCCAATGAGGATGGGGTTGCCCACCAGTAGGACGTAGTCGCCCTCGCTCAGGCCCTCCTCATCGAACACCTGGCACACCTCATCGTAGGTGAACTGAGGATCGGCAAAGGGGTTCTCCCAGTCCCGGAACACGAAACGCAGTTCGCCGTACTCCTCCGCCGGGCTGAGGTCCATGGTGTTGACTATGGCCTTGGTGTAGGGATCACGCCCTGTGGGCTGATGTACGGCCCAGACTTTCGGCTTCATGTGGATTCCTTCTTGAACAGATTGCGGAGACGTATCCAGTCCCAACGGGGGACCACCGTGGCGCGATAGCCGTGCGTGGGTTGATCCAGAAGCATCACCGGCCAATAAAGATAACCCTCACAGATATAGGGTACCCAGCTCTTGACGCGCACCAGCTTGTCCCGTGGGCCGATGAGCTTCAGCCAGCGAAGAAGGCGTTCGCCCCTCATTCCAACAGTTCCCTCAGCATGCGCGCGGGGTCCGCGCTGGGCACCAGCCACGCGTCGTCTGGGTCGCCCAGAATACGCCCCGCGGCGCTCCCCTTGAGCTGCAGGCTGGCCAGCACGCCGGAGTCTAGCGTGCGCTCAGCCAGCAGGTCAATGTAATTGACGCTTCTAGTCTGGCCAATTCGGTGCGCTCGATCCTCGCTCTGACGCCTGTTGATAAGCTTGGTGCTGTTGGATACGTAGATGACCGTGTCGGCTTCCACTAGGGTAAGGCCCTCGCGTGCACCAGATTCTAGATTAGCGATGAAATCATCGGCGTCGCCAGCGTGAAAGGGATCAAGGCTATCGGAGGGGCGAGAACCATCGAACACCACGGGCCTACGGCCTGCGGACCTGCTTGCCTCCGCGGCCATCCTGACGTCCTCCACGAAGCGACCCCAGATTATGGAGGGTCGTGTGAGATCTGTCAGGATCTCTCTCAGCGCAGCAGCCCTGGGGTTGGGATCAAAGCGAACAAGCTGCTTCCCTGTCTCCGGTACCACGAACCCGCTGGTGATCTGTTGCATTCGGATGATGCGAGTCAGGGCTAGTTCAGCCGTGACAAGGTCTCCACTATCCAAGAAGGTCAGCGCCTCTGATTTGAGCTCTTCATAGGCCCTGCGTTGGGCCGGGGTGAGCTCGTGAAACACACGGCGATAGACCTTGGGCGGCAGGTCCAACACGTCTGCCTTGAGCACCCGCTGGCCGATGGTCTTCAGCGCGGCTTCCAGCTCGTCCAGGTTTCTGTAACCCTTGATCATCTCGAACTCACGATCTGCGTTGGTCTTGACCTTGACTATCTCCGCGAAGTGGTGCTTGAAGCTGGTGAATCCACCAATGCCGAAAGTCCTGATCCAGAAATCGGGGTCCAAGAAACGCGCCTGCGAATATATATCAAGAGGCAGATCCATGGGCGTACCGCTGGCTATTCGTCGGTAAGGTGCGTAGACCCCGGACGCTATGATGCGTTGGGTGCGCTTTGCTGATGGGGTCTTCGCCCGTTGACTCTCATCCAGCACGTAGAGGCAGCGGCGAGAGCGGAGCAGATCCCAACTGGCCTTCTTGCCCAGGTCGGTCATGAGACTATCATAGCTCATGCAGAGCCAGACGAAGTCCTTGGAGCGCAGCAGCTCGCCGAACTCTTCTTTGTGCGACTTGTTCGCTGACTTATCGGTGTCCCAAGCGAAAGCATGTAATGCAGGAAGATTCGCAGGCCAGTGCTTGGGCAATTCCTCCACGGCCCAGTTTCGGTGGACCGTATTCGGAGCCACCACCAGCGCTGCGTCTATGACACCTTCTGAATAGAGGATGGCTGCGTTGTCGATGATCTGCTTGGTCTTCCCCAGTCCTTGCTCATCGAAGAGAGCCCAACAGGCTCGGCGGGAGTTCTCATCCAAGAACTTCTGCTGATGCGCCAGGGGCTTCATGCGCGGTTCGAAGGGCCATCTCACTGGGACTTCTCCTTCGCTGCCTTACGTCGCGCCCAGGCAGCCTTACCCTTCTCACTCTTCTTACGACAAGCCTCCTCGCTCTGTTTATGGCCGAGGGCGTATCGCTTCCCGATCATGCGTGCAGTCTGAGACTCCCTGTAGATTGGATCTTCCCAGGCCTTGACCAATCGAGCTGATCGCTTTTCCGACGCGCCGGGCATGTCCCTGGCCTTCTTACCAGCCGCAGATAATTTCTCCCGTACCTCTGGAAGAGAGAGCGCTTCTTGGTAACGAGCAGACACATCCGGTTTCGCACGAGCTGCTTTGATGCCTGCTGATCTCTTCTTAAGCGTCTCTGGGGTATCAACCCTACCCACGCAACGCGTGTTCCCTATCATGTCCCGGCTGAGCTGATCGCGTAGACACTGATAACGCTCACGTGCGTGCCTGCCCCGGTAACGCTTCATCCCAGACATGCGTACAGCTGCCACCAATAATCCACCACCGTGAATCTTGGCTAGTAGGATATGGGCAAAGAGGTGATCTCCAGATGACAGGCGGACGATATTCTCCGGCTCGTCTTCTCCTCCCAAACAACGCGGCAGAACATGGTGCCTCTCTCCGCGTTCAACAAGGTGCTCCCGCTCACGACGATCCGCGATGAAAGCTTCGTAGATTGCAGGATAGTCCACGCTCAGTCCTCCTTGGTCCAAGGAACCCAGAGGAAGAGACTTGTAAGGATGACCAGTAGGCCCTATTAGGGCACCTGGGCCTTGCGCGTGTCCTCGCGTCGGGTCCTGGCCGCGCACGTGTTGGAAGCACTGCGCGGCCACCCTCAGACTAGGCTGAGACGGCGCTGAAGTCAATGCCGCGCGCCGGCCGCTCTCGCTCAGGAACGCGGCCTGATGCTTCAGGGGCGCCAGGCGGGGGACGAAGGGGATCTCCGCGCTCATCAGTACAACTCCACCACGGTGCCACCCGTGAGGCAAGCGCTCAACATCGCTGGCTTGGGTTCGCCGAACCGGCCGTCTGGCCCGGTGTGCTGCTGCCAGCCTTGAACCTTGCCCACATATCCACCCGCGCGGGCACACCGGGCCTTGAGCGCGCGCTGCCGCTCCATCTCCACATCGAACCTGCTCTTCGGCAGGTGCCCGCCAGCGACGATGACGAACAGCGCGAACAGCGCCAGCGCGACGATAACAGCGCCGATGGCCGCGCCTAGACTTCCGTTGACTCTACTCATTCGCCGGACTCCTTGAAGTCTCCGCGCTCGATAGCGTCGGCCAAGGCTTCATGTCCCCACTGAGGAGCATCTTCCCGCAACCAATTTGCGATCTCTTCCCGCTCCGACCGTGGGTGCAGGGCGGCGAGACCCCGACGAGCAGAGCGCATCCACATCTTGCGAGCTTGGGGCAGGATATCATTCCAACGATGGCCGTGCCCCGATATCGCCTTGGCCAGCACAAGCACCTCATCCTCGGAAGCTGGGGCGGTGGATGCGAGGCGGGTGTTCCATGCGGCGATGGCTTCGGCCTCTGTGGCGAAGCTTCCCCAAGTGATCGCGGCTAGGCAAGATGAGGCATCATCGTCCGAGCATGAAACTTGTTTTAAGCCGCTCTGGAAAGTCTCGATGATAGCACGGTTCCCGCAAAACGGGCACGGCAACAGCGCCTGCGTCACCACAAGCTCGGTTGGTTTATTGGTCATGGGAAACCTCGTCATTAGCGATTTCATCAAGTTCAGCCGCAAGCAGCAAAAGGAACTCTGCCCCTTCCTCAACCCACCCCGCCACGATCCGCATCCTGTCAGGGACTTCACGCCCTGTGGTTTCAATGAGATCGGGCGGCATGAAAGTTGGGACCGCTCTGATTTGGCCGCTTGGGAAGCGGTAAAAGTCGACAGAGAGAAGGAAGGAACCTTCTTGTGCGTCCGAGAATGGAATGACGTTGCTCATCTCGATAGGGCTGCGTTGATCTTACCAAGCATCGCAGGCGTGGTTCCGGTAGGATGGCGTTCATCGAGATATTCCAGTTGCAGACGGGCTTCCTCCAAAGCCTCCCGCATCCTCTCAACCTGCGCGGTAAGGCGCTCGATTTCGGTCGCAGCTTTCCCGCATAGTTCGCGAGACTTCCATGCATACGCACCTTGTCCACCATTTCTGACGTGCTCGGCCCGCAGTCGTTCGATCAAGTTCACTTGGGTTCTCCCGCGAAGTTGCTGAGTTCCGACACAGCCACCCGTTTCTCGTATCCGTACTCGGCGCGAAGGTTACTGGTGATGCCTACGTCGCCAAAGCGAGAAGCCATGACGACACGGACGCGATTGCCTTGGTAGTCGGCAAACAAGGCTGGGCGCTGGCCATCGCGACCCGCCCCGTGCGCTGGCGAGCGTGCGTAATCGAGAAAGGCGCGCAAGCATTCCGGCTGCGTTTCATCGTCGATGTAGTCGTCGCAGTGCTTGAAGTTCACTTGGCTTCTCCCGTAGTGGTGGCGCGAGTGTTCCAGAGACGTCGCGCTGCCCGTTCTCCGGGTTCGCACTCGCCACTATCGGTAGCTGCGACATCCTCATCCGTTTCATCGCACGACACCGGGCCGCGAGCAGAGCAGTCGTTGCAGATGACATAGCAGCCGCTGAAATCGGCACGTTCAACAAAGCTGTCGGTGCTCTTACAGAACGGGCACGGCACCAACTCATCCTTGGTCATCGGGGTTATCCTTGAAGGGCGGCGCGGACCCGTTCGACAAAAGCAGAAGCCCCGCCTTTCCTGAACGGCCATCTAGCGCAGTTCGGGCAGCGCGTGCCGACCGGGTGATTGTACGGGCAGTCATGTACGCGGCCCTCAAGGCAAGCTTCCCGCTGCGCCTCACTCAGCCCCCTGACGATAGCTTCCGTGTCCATTGATGTTGTCCCCTTGGGCTCATCGTCGCTGAACAGCGCGTCACACAGGCAGTCGTGACGGGGCAGCGAGCGCTCTGGCTGCTCGCTCATCGCACGCCCCCGTAGACGAAGAGCAGCGCGAACAGCGCGGCAGTGCCAATGACGATCAGGGCCGGGATCAGGATGTACATGTGGTTCTCCTCTGCTTCTGGGGCCGGGTATATTGAGGGCGCGGACCGGGGTCAAGGGGGAAGCGGTGAGGCACTGGGCAACCAAAAGATAAGATTATTATACATGTGCTTTATAAGTTATTTATGAATGGCTACTCAAGGAGGAATTGAAATGACCCTACTCAACATGCAGCAGGCTCGGGACAACCTGCTAGACAACACGCTCTATCGACATGTCCATTACGCGGGGCGAAGTCTCATGACCTTGGGTCGTCTGCAGGCTCAATACTTCAACCTACTCTATCACAACCGCGGTTACATGATTGACAATGAGTGGGCATACCGCATTATCTGGCCGCACATTAACCCGCTAGAGGTGAGACTGTCCAATCGACTACCCATGCTGGTGGATGCCCTGCAGATGAAGCTGCCTGGCCTCATACACCTGGTATGGGGAAGGGGGCGCTATATCCCAGAAGGGTCAGGCATCACCATAGAGCGGCGGGCTACTCCGCGGAAGATCTTCCTCTACGCGAAGCCGGCCTCCCCTGGTACCCCGGTGGCGCCCCCGCTGAAGGGTAATGAATCCACTTTACCCGCACAGACTAAAGTGGTATGCCTGAAGCTTCAAGGTGAAGACCCCGCCAGCTAGTGCGGGGTCTTCGTGTATTTAGGGCTTCGGTAACTTGGGTTGCCTAGCCCTAAATATAAGATGAAACTCGGGTCGATTTTCTCAGAAAATCCTGAGTTCTCAAGCCCAAACTCCACTAACTCGACTAACTTAGGTTCGAAGCCCAAGTCAGGAGGCGTGCGGTCCGCGGCGAGCCGAGACGGTTGTTAGGTAAGTTTTCTTATTATTAATTAAGTTAGAGTATATATATAGGGCTCTCCTCCTCGGCACTCGGACGCTTCACACAGCTTGGGCAAATATAAGATCACGACTTAGGACGCTGAAAACACCATGTTTTTATCGGGTCGCGTGTCGAGATAAGGAGGCGTAGCACTAGCTTGGGGTTGCCCCAGCCCCGCTTCGCCGGGTAAGCTTCCCTCCCTTGGGCTAGGGACGCTTCACATGAGCACACAAGACTGGATGGCGCTGCGCTGCAACACGGGGAAGACCGCGGCCCTGGCCTCTGGCCTGAGCGCTGCGGGCACGCAGGCCTGGACCCCGGTGCAGATGATCAGCCGGCGCAAGCCCCGCTGCACGGTCAGGCAGAGCGTTCCTGTCCCCCTGCTGCCTACCTTCGTCTTCCTCCCCCTAGAGCAGCTGGGCGCGGCCTCTGACCTGTTGCTGCGCTGTCGGGTGCCGCCCTTCTCCCCTATGCGCTTCATGGGTAAGCTGGCCACCTTTGCGGAGGATCAGCTGCAGCCGCTGAGACTGGTGAGCGCGCGGGAGGGCGCGGAGCCGCCCCGGCTCCGCTTCCCCCGGCCTGGCACCCGGGTGAGGCTGAGCTTCGGTGGCTTCGAAGGCCTTACTGCGGTGGTAGTTGGGCGAACGAAGCACGAGAGCCTGGTGGAGTTAGAGCGTGGAGGGATGGCACTCAAAATTCCCCCTTTTCTTTTTACCGTTGCGGAGCGATAATGCCGCGGACGGCCCGGGGTGGGCCTACTGACTTGCAACCCCAAGGGAAGCTAATTGGACGCCAGCTTCGTGCTGATGCGCCCTTCCACCTAAAGCCCCGCCTGGGGCCGGCTCTGGAGCTACGCCCGCGCACTGAGGATCTGGTGAGTTCATGACGGGTGGCAAGGCTCTTGTACCTGTTAAGACTATCGGCCGACCCCGCGGCACCGTGGTCTACGGCCCGGACTGCGAAGATGAGATCATTGAGCGCATGGAAGACGGTCACACGGTGACCTCCATTGCGCGTACTGACGTCTACGGAGCTGCGCGCCAGCCGGGCACTTTTCCTACGCAGGCGCGTATATATGACTGGGCTGATCCAACATCAGGCAGCGCCTTCCGCCCTGCCTTCGCTTTACGCTTCGCTCGCGCACGGTTAGCTCAGCATCAGACCTGGGTAGAAGAAACCGTTGACATCGCCAACAACCAAGAGATAGGCTACGAGGAAGTAGCCGAGCACTCAGCGAAGAATGGTGTCTCTATCCGCCGGGCACGCAAGGACATGCTCCACCATCGCGTGCTGAAGATTGAGACGCGGCTCAAGGCAGTCCAGAAGATGGACCCCAAACGCTGGCAGGATCGCCTTCAGCAGATCGCCCCCAGCGAAGACAGTCAGGCCAACGAACCCGACCGCATCATCATAGAGGGAGGCCTTCCCGATGATCCGGCTGGTTGAGGGCTTCCTGGCCTGCGTGGGCCTACTCACTGTTGTTGGGCTGGCGATCAGCTGGCTGCTCGCCCACGTCGATCCTCACAAGGACTTCGGTGATCCGGAGTGACAGTCACCCGGGTAGTTCTTCCCACCCTTCACCCCGGCCAGGTGCGGGCGTTCAGGGCCAAGCAGCCGAGCGAGCGGCAGCTGGCGCTGGACGGGGCCTTCGCAAATAACGCAGGCGGACGGTTCAAGGCGGTCCGATGCGGCCGGCGCTGGGGCAAGACAGACTTCATCAAGACCTGGATTGGTGACGGAGCCATCAAGGGTCACCCCACCGCGATCTTCGCGCCCGACTACAAGCGAATGAGTGAGGTCTACCACGAGCTCACCACAATGCTCTCCCCGGTCATCCCGAAGCAGGGTGGATCGAACAAGACCGACGGTGTCATCCGCCTCACCACGGGCGGACGCATAGACTTCTGGACATTGGGTGACGAGAACGCGGGGCGCTCCAGGCGCTATAAGCGGGTAGCAATTGACGAGAGCGCTTTCACAGCGCCCAACATGATGGACATCTGGGAGAAGTCCATTGAGCCGACGCTGCTGGACCTTCGCGGGGACGCGATCACCGCCAGCAACACCAACGGCATAGACCCAGAGAATTTCCTGTGGCAGGTCTGTAATGAGGCCCGGCACGGCTTCATTGAGGTGCATGAGCCCAGCTGGAACAATCCCCATATCCCGGGGCGTCGTTTCGAGCACATGATGCCCAGTCAGATGTCGCCCAGCGATCCTGACTACGCGCCCCTCAAGGCGAAGCTGGATGCTCTGCACGCGGAAGATTGCCAGGCCTACTTTGACGCGCTGCGGGCCAAGACCCCTCCGCTGGTCTTCGCACAGGAGTACGAGAGCGAGTTCGTCGACTGGTCCGGTGCTGCCTTCTTTGGGCTGGACAAGTGGCTGGATCATCAAGGCAACCCCTACCCCTACCCGCGCAACTGTGACCGGGTGTTCGCCGTCATAGACTCCGCCGTCAAGACCGGCTCAGACAACGACGGCACCGCGGTCACCTACTTCGCCCGCAATCAATACAGCGGTGTGCCCCTGTTCATCATAGATTGGGACATCGTCCAGATTGAGGGTGCCCTGCTAGACACCTGGCTGGTGGGCGTCTTTGCCCGGCTGGAGCAGCTGAGCCGGGAATGTGGCGCCCGGGAAGGCGTCCGCGGTGTATGGATCGAGGACAAGAGCAGCGGCATGGTGCTGCTGCAGCAGGCCCGCAAGCGGCAGCTGGCTGTGCACCCCATCGGGGGAGCTTGGATGCAGATGGGTAAGGATGAGCGGGCGCTGAGCGTCAGCTCCTACCACTACCAGAATCTGTGCAAGATCACGCAGCCGGCGCACGACAAGACAGTGCTTTACAAGGGCACCAGCCGCAATCACCTGAATGCGCAGGTTGCGGGCTTTCGCATGGGTGACAAGGACGCTGCCCGTCGGGCGGACGACCTGCTGGACACCTACGTTCATGGCCTGGCGCTTGCGCTGGGCGACCAGAAACAATTCTGAGGGAGCACTACTAACGTGACAGCGCATGCCCTCTAACCCCGGTTGGCCCTATGGCTTTGTTCCCTCCGCCGATCAATGGGCCGCGGCCTTTGGGGCCAAGGTGGATTATCCGGCTCCCGTCAACCAGGGCGGCACAGGTGCCCTGACCACTGCAGGGGGCAACTACGCCCTGCAGCAGCGAAGCCTCATCGGCGCCACGCTGACCTCTCTTGCCCCGCTCAGCTTCAACGGCATCCGCACAGCGGTAGAAGCGATAACACTCACGCTGCCCGCCCTGTCAGGCCTTCAGCCCGGGGACTGGATAGACGTGGCAGACGTGGACTTCAACGCCCATGTCAACAACATCACTGTCAACGCAGTAGGGCTGGACCTGATTTTCTCCTACGGTGTCAGCGCAGCCTCTCAGACCCTCAACGTGGCCGGCGCCCGAGTGCGCTTTGTGGTCAACGTCAGCTCATGGTGCATGCTTGTATAACCTCCTCCGCCTCGCCCTGATGAATGTGCTATTGCTTGGGCTCAGCGCCCCGGCCCTGGCTCAGACGCCCCCGGCCCCCACGCTGCCCTTGAGCGGTAGTGAGGTGGTCACCTGCGTTCAGTCCGGTGCACCCAAAGGCTGCACCGTGGCGAACATCGGCACCTACGCCACAGGCACGCTGTCCACCAGCGGCACCGGGGTCATCGCCCGGGTCAATGGCGCGGCCAACGTACTCTCTGCATCCACGGGGCTGCCCCTGACCACGGGCGTGACGGGCCAGTTGCCTGTGGCCAACGGAGGCACCGGGGTCAACGCCTCCAGCACCACAGCCAATTACATCTTCGCCTCCCCCAGCGGGAGCAGCGGAGCACCCACCTTCCGTGCGCTGACCATCCTGGACCTGCCCCAGCGCGCGGCGCCGCAGAACTTCGCCATCAACTCCCAGTGGGAGATAGCCAGCGGCTGGGTCTTTGGCACTGCGCAGAATTATCAGGGCAGCGGCACCGTAGGCACCATCGCCTCCTCGGCTTACACCACGGGCACTGGCGGGCGCACCACTTTCACGGTCACAGCCACCAATGATCTCAGCCCGGGCGACCTGCTCACTGCGGCGGGGTCGGGTATCTCAGCGTGCCTGAATATTTCCCCCATGCGCATCCTCAGCCTGGTGGCCAACACCAGCATCACCGTGCGCGTGCCGCTGGGTTGCTCGCCCTCTGGTTCGGTGGCTACCACGCTGACCCCGGTGGTCGGGGGCAACCAATCAGCCAACGCCACGGGCGATGGGCCAGACGGCTGGACCAAGACCAGCACCCTCCCGATGTGGGTCAACTACCCGCGCGGACCCTACGCGGTCAACGTACCCAGCAACACGGGCGCCCTGGCCAGCCTAGGCATGGCCAAGGACACTGGCAGCACGGAATCGTTCTACCTGAACATTCCGCCCTCCCAGTTGGCGAACTACCAGGGGCGGCAGGTCACCTTTGGTATCTACGGCATGCAGAAGATTGCGGGCGGGGCAGGAACCTGGCAGATATTCTCGAACGACAGCGTCAATGGGGTGCGCACGCTTTGTGGCTCGGCTGCGCTCAGCGTTGGCAACTGGCAGTGGCAGGAGTGCGCTTACACGGTGCCCGCCAATACCACTTACCTGTACATTTGGGTGAACCTGACCGGCGCCAGCGGGGATGCCTACTACTTCGTCAACCCCGTGCTAGCCATGGGCAACTACATTGGCGGCGTGGAGTACTACGCCCGGCCCCGCAATGAGGTGCTGATCCCGAAGGTACACATCTCGCCCTACGGCTGGATCAACGCCACGGTTACCTTCCCGGCAACGGCCCCCTCCTACTGCAACAGTTTCCTGTGCATAGAGCGGGACTTCTACGCGGAGACCGGCGGCAACGTTGCACCCTCCGTGTGCAAGGCCCGCGGCCAGCTGGAGGGGATCAACAGCGGAGCAGTGGTCACCAGCAGCGGTGACGTACGCGTCATGGCCTGGTTCGATCACCCCAACCCCACCCAGAAGAGCGGCTCGTTCCTGCCACAGTATGTGCAGAGTGTCAAGAGCTTCATGTTCATGGACTTTCCGCTCAACCTCACGGACAACACCGCGGATGAGCAGGGCACGGGGGTATATGTCACCAACGTAGCCAGCGACACCTGGTCCAACGTCTCAGAGGAGCTCGACGAGTTCCTGCTGAACTGCTCGTTGGGCTGATATCATGGCGAGCACGGCATTCAATGGTCTTGAGCTGCCGGGAAATGACCTGCAGCAGCTGCTCATGTGCCCGGGCATTGTGCCCGGCGCTCAGCCCAGCTATCAGATGTGCAAGACGATCTACTCGCTGCACCCCCACGGGGCGAAGCTGGTGGACTTCCCCATCCAGATGGCTCAATTCAAGCCACGCAAGATCATGGTGCATAACGCACCGGACGACGGCAAGATGCTGGTGGAGGCCTTTGAGGCCGAGTGGCGCGCGGTGCAGGCTGACCGCCACATCTACAACACCGGGCGCCAGTCCCGCATCTACGGTGTCTCCACGCTGGGGATGCTGGTGAAGGACGAGGAGCCAGGGCTGGAGGTGGACTTCCGGAAGCTGTCCAACGCGACCCTGGCCTTCAACGTGTGGGACCCTCTCAACACCGCCGGCTCGCTCGTGCTCAATCAGGACCCGAACTCCCTGGACTTCCAGAAGGTGCCCGGGGTCAGCGTCAATGGCGTTCCCTACCACCGCTCACGTACCGTGACGCTGATGAACGAAGATCCCCTGTACATCGAGTACCAGCAGGCAGGCTTCGG